TCAGAAACGCCAGGAATGAACGGGTGGAACGTGTGCCGGCAGTTCGCCCCACACAATCCTGTGACGGTTCCGTATCCGCAGACCGTCCCTAATTCCTTCTTGCTGAACACCCTGCCCTGCCATGTCTGGTGATCTGGTCTTGCACATGGGTGCCAGGACACTTCAAAATACTCTGTATCGAGTTTTTCTGCGTTGTGCTCACTGACCTGTGCCGTGATCTGGTTCACGCCCGTAAGGACGGCTCTGCGTGCTGCCACGTCTGCCCGGTTCGTATGCCCGGAAGCATAATCCACCACCCTCAGCCCGCTGTTCGTCATCTGGGTGACGACTTTCCGGATCGCCGAGTTGTAGTCTGTGCCGCCCGTCACAACGTCCTGGATGGCCGTGTCCACGTATTTCTGGTAGTACTCGGCAAATGGTGTGAATACCCGCTTCCCTGCCATCAGGACTGAAAATCCGTAGCTCTGTGCCATATTAACGAGCGTGTCTTTCGTCTGCTTCTTGGTCGCCTCTGTGAGCTGTTGCAGCCATTTGTTATCCTCCGGCGTCAGGAAATCATCATTGACCTGTTCATAGATCTCCCGGTTGCGGACGTATTCCCATTCCGCTACCTTGTCATACATCTCAAACATTTCTGCCCAGGTTGCCCCCAGTGCTTCCTTGATGATCCGCTCCACCTCTTCGCGGGACTTGCCCATCTCGATCAGACGGTTAATCTGGTAATCTGCCGTTGATGTGATCTCTCCGGTCTTTCTAATCCGGCGGATAACATCTTCCATGATACGCCTCTCGGCTTCCCTCCAGATCTTCTCAGCCTGCAGCCCCATCCGCTGCACATCCGGTGCGGTTCTCTCCTCTGCCATGACATCACTCCATCACGTTGTTCTGCACTGGCAGGTTCTTTCTGGCCTGTTCCAGTGTTTCACCGAACCATTTTGCCCGGTACTCATCTACCCCCATGGCTCCCATGGAGACATCCTGCCGGTCTCTCTGGCGTTCTGCCTCCTTATCCTCGATGATGGAATCATCGAAGTTGATTGTGACTTCTACGTCTTCTCTCAGTGGTTCACCGAGGGCAATGCCAAGACGGATGATGATGCGAATCAGTTCTTCCAGGGCACTCTGAAGCACGATTTCATGCTTGCACAAGCTCCGGTACATATCGCTGTTTTCCGAGATCACCTGCGTTGCCGTTGCAACCGTCCCCTTTTCGAACTTATAGCGTTCTGTCCCGAATCCGCATTTCATGGACAGGTAATTCAGGTCATCGTTTAAAGCCTTGCTGTGCTGCTCTGTACGCAGCTCCATGTTGACTTCATAGATTGGATTTGTGTCTTTCAAGGTTTCTTCCGGCAGACTGTAGAATACCGTGTCATTCTCGTCAAAGACCTTATTGCCGTTCTCATCCGTCAGCATCTCCGGAGCCACAAAAATCCGCTTGCGTCCAAGTCCGAACTCGTTGGCGTAAGAATCATATTCTGTGTCGATCTTCCGCAGTATGTCGATGCTGTTCGCAAAAAGGCTTATACCCATCGGGTTCTCCTCGTCTTCCATATCGGCATTATTGACCATGTTCAGCCTGTCGATCACAAATTGTGGTTCTGCCGATCCGGTCTCGATCTCTTCCGGAAGCCCGGCAAAGATTGGAACCTCCTGCCACTCTTCTTCGGTAAGCTCCTGCCCGCAGGTCGAACCTGCCGTCACCAGCAGTACGGTATTTTCAATGCGGTAATTTCCATCCCCGCCGACCTTGTGATGCTGCAAGTGCAGATATCTCTTTGTGCAATAGGTTTTCGGAAATGCAAATATTACTTCCTGAATCTTTCCGTTTTCCCAACTGACCGGGAAGATATTTTTTGCAGTCACATAATTGATCTTGATTCTTCCGCCGGTCACTTCGCCCAGCAGACCGCTCTGCAAGTCCTCGATACACGGAACATAGGCAACGGTTCCAGAGCACGCCTTTCGTTCCTGGTATTCATTTCCAAGTGTGTCAAAATGGTTGTCCTGCAAGATCTGACGAACAAATGCATCCGTTCTCTGGTCATCCAGTACGATCGTCACACGTTCGTTCAGCAGCAGATCTGCCATATCCTCACAGACTTTCTTCGCCATGCCGAGGCTGTGACGCTTGCATCTGCTATAGCATCCCCTGCCGGTATACACACGGTAGAAAGTGAACCGTTTCACATTTCCGTTGTACCAACTCTCCCACTCCGCTATTTTTCCGTAAAAAGAAGAAGGGAGCGTATTGATTCCCTTCTTTCGAAAATATTGAAAAATATTCAATTTCTGTCCTCCCTTTCTTCCTTTGGCAGGAACCGCTTCACCCTGTTCCAGAGCCCCATGACCAGATACCTCAGGGCATCGAGGCAATGGTCGTGCTCTTTTACCGGTACTTCTCTGCCCTTATCTAATAGTTTCCTGTCGTATTCGTATAAGCCAAATTCTTCGATCAGGTGCTTCTGATCCGGCGATATCCGAAGAATCCCATAGGTCAGCAGTTTCTGAACCCTGGCAATCCCAAGTGCGACCTCGTTCTGTGCATCCTTGAAATGTATGGTCAGGCCTCTCTGTCGGCAGGTTCTCTTGATTTCTTCCTGCAGTCCCCGTGCCGATGGGTCTAAGTACAGGTAGAAGATGTTGCAACCATATGCCTCTTGCAGGGATTCCACGAAGTCTGCAAAATCAGCCGCATACTTTGATGGTGATTTCTGCTTTCCGGTTTCCCTGCCCGAATGGTAATACTCCTGTAAGCCATCCAGACGACACTGATATTCGTTGATACCGCAGGCCTGATAGGTCGTTGCGTTCTGCTGTCCGTAGTCTGCCCCGATGCCGATCAGGTTATATTTCTGTCCTTCTTCCGGCCTGCCTTTGTGCCGTCCGGAAAACATATAATAAATCAGTTCATCAACGCCGATACACTCTCCCAGCCATACCCAGCTGTATTGTTTTTTATCCAGACGCATCATGGTCTCGGCAGTCTCGATCAGGTCACGCCCCAGCCATTCTTCCGGTACATCCCTGTAATCTGTGTGGATGTGGATGCAGTCCGGGCGTTCTTCCATCTTCTTCAGCCATTCCATGATCGGGGCATTCGGGTTCTTGGGTGGATTGAACAGGTAGATCATCTGAAACCCGGAACTGTTGCCGCGGATGAACGTTGCTTCAATGTTCTGCAGTTCATCTTCTCCTTCACCGTCCTCAAAAAACTCTGTCAGCTCGTCCAGGATGACCAGTTTGATCGGCTTGTCCTCATCAATGATACCTTTGGTATCGTCAATGCCATCTGATCCGGAAAAGTATATGCTCGAACCGTTCTTCCGGTAGCTAATCTCCATCGGTGACTTTGTGATCCGGAAGCGGTTCTTTGGTATCTGCAGCCTGCCAATTCCACGGAGCATCTCTTTATACACTGTTTTTCTCAGCTTATTGTGATGCTTACGCAGCACCACCACAGATCCGTGGCTGTCCGCTATGATCTGATAGTTGGCACGGATTGCCACAAAACTGGACTTTGTGCCGGCCCGCCCCGATGTCAGGATAATGTGCCTGTACTTCCTGTTATTGAACACCGGCAGATACTTCGGGATCACAATATCAGATATCCGTACCTGTTTCTTTTGGTGCATCATTGATAATCTCCACCCCATCTTCCTGATCTTCGTTTCCGTTTTCCCTGCTGATCTTGTCTGCCTGTGCCTTTAACTGCTGGATGCGTGCCTTTTGTTCCTCACTGGCTGCCTCCCAGTTTTTATGCAGCATCTCATCATACTGCTTGATCATGTTTCTCAGCTCGCCCTGTGCCCTCGCCTGGGCTTTCAGGAACTCATTCTGCTTGTCCCATGCCTGTTGTACTTCCCATTTCTCTCCGAAAACGTTTCCTTCTTTGTTTTCTATTTTTTCGATCGTCTTGTCCTGCTGATCCTTCACGTAGGCAATACGCTGTGCACGTATAATGGCAGCGTATGCGATCTGAATCTGATGCCATAGAAGATCCAGCGGGTCAGCCTGTTCAATCGCCGAGAAGATTTCCTGTGTTTCCTCCGGCAGGTATTTCCGGAAGAATCCATACTTCTCAGCATTCTTATTCCCAGGCGGGCCCGTCGCATTTCTGTTCCCCGGCTGACCGCCTTTTTTTCTCTTTTTCGAACGTTCGCTTTTTATATCCGAACGCTCGTTTTCCCATTTGTGCGTGCATTTCCATCTTCGGACTGTCCCTTCCGGGATATTTAGTTGACTTGCAATCTCAACTAATTTCTGTCCCTGCAAATACATCTGTTTTGCTTGTTCTATTCGTTTATCCGGTGCTCTTGCCAAGCCTCACCACCTCTTATTCGTCGTTTTGTAAGTACACAAAAAGACACCCGGCATTGCCAGATGTCTTCTTGCGGAAAATGTAGTATTCTTTTGAGAAAGGATTCTTATATGTTCCCATCAGGGAAATCGGAACAGAAGGACTCGAACCTTCACCCTCGTCTACTCATGAGACTGCTCTCGCCGCTGAGCTATGTTCCGATGCTGCCGGGCTGTTGAGACCCGGCAGTTGTTAAAATATACAATACAGAGGTAAATGTAACAACCATGTCAGCATCAGTTTTTCAACCAACCGATGATACCATTAAATCACGAAAGTACCCCCTCTTAGTTACCCACTTTTAAAAATTTTTATCTTTTTTGTGCCAGAAGAAAGAAAAAGTATCTTCTCGCCTCATAAAATTTTCTACGCCCCATCGGCACATCCATGTATTCATACGGCACACCAGACGTCACATTCTTCAGAATCCACGGATATATTTCTGTATCTGCCTCCATCGCCGTCTGCTCGATCAAGTCCGTGTCGTGTTTCAGCTGTGCGATCCGCAACGCCTTTTTCTCCGTTGGGTTGCTGCTCGACGTTCCTCTTGGCATCCCGTCCTGACTGAATCCATCTATGCCGTAATTCCTGCCGATCTCCTGCTTTTTCTGCCAGTATTGCAAACAGAAGTATTTCAGCTCATTGTACTTATCCCTTGAGATATTATGATCGCTCAGTTTCATATCTCGCTTTCTAATCTCCACCGGCATCGCCTCCCCTCGTATGTATCACAGTTTCCACTTTCTTCCGGTGTGCTTGTCAGTGATTTCCGTCACTTTGATCCCCTGCACACTCACAACCGTATTCAACGCATCAAATATCTTTCTGATGTGCTTCGGCATCTTATCCGCCTTTCGCACGGCTCTGTCTGCTGTCGGATCACGGTATCCTTCATGGTTCATCCACATCACTCCAATCTTGCATTTGTCCGCACCACGGGCAATACGGCAGATACTTTTGCACCTCATCGCCGCAGTTTCGGCACTCGTAGGCTGTTCCACCAAACACGCTCAGTACAGCCTGCGGTTTCTTCGGTATTCTGCTTTCATCGCTCATCTTCTCGCCCCTTTCACTTTTTGTCCTCCAAATCCGATCTATTTCTT